TTTAGTATTTTGTTTTTATCCTATAGCAGAACCTGTTATAATATTTCTGTCTAATTCTTGTGCTGTAGTTATATCATTACTAACTACAAAAGCTTTTACCGGTTCTCCTGTTCTTTGAGCTACGGTTTCAGCTAATTGCATTTGAGTTCCTGTACCTACTATATTGAATACAGGTTCTTGTTGTGCTGGCGCTCCTGCTCCTCCTCCAGAAATACCTCCTGCCCCGGAAGGAACACTTGTTGCTGTAGGCACAAATTTAGTGCTTGCTATTGCGGCAATTTGAGCAGCTCCTAAAATACCTATTGCTATTGCAGCAACACTTTTCTTTATAAATCCACCTTTTTCTCTTGCTAATACATCACTTACAGCAAGAGCTGTGTTTATAGCAGCTTGAGCTATAGCGAATGCTTTCTGTAACCTGAAGTTTCTTTCAGCTATCTCATCTCTTCTTTTTTGTAACGCCAATTCATTAGCTTCTATTTGCTTGTTTATTTTCTCCCTTTCTTTAGCAGATAAATTCTCGTTTCTTAGTCTTTCTTTTAACTCATTGTTAAGCATCGCTGTTTTTCTTTCTTCTCTAGATAATTCAGCGTCACTTAACATTGCCATAGCATCGGACATACCACTAATTAGTTCTTGCACCTCTGATAAAGCTTGTTGTAGTTCGGAATTGGCAAGTTCTTTTCTTTTTTGTGCAAAGAATTCTATTATTTTTAACTTTTCTGCTTCTATATCTATAACATCTTCTAATCCTTTCGTAAGAATTCCAAATTGTTTAAGTGCTGATTGCTCTTGTATATCTATTATTTGAGATTCTGTTAATGAAGTGAATTGAGTTCTAAACCTATTAAAATCAACTATTTGATCAATAAATTGATCAGCATCAAAAGCTCCTTCTCTAAGTTCAGGAATTAATAAAGGTTCATCTCCTAATAATTTCTGTATTTCTAGATATTCTTTTATTGATTCAAAGAATTCTTTAGTTGCTTTGTTTAAATCATCTATAACTTCTATATCATCAGCTACAAAAAAATCAAACCCATCTGGCTCTAACGATTTTTTTATTTCGTGTAATTTTATAAGTATATCAAAATATTCTTCGCTTTTATCGTTTTTCTCTTTTTGTAATTTATTTATCTGCTTTGTTAAACTGGATTCTTTCAATAAATTTGCTTGTTGTATTTTTGCATAATCCGCTGTAAATACACTCAAGTCTTTATCTTTTTCATTTTCCTTGTTTAATCTGGCTTGAACCTTTTCGTGTTCTTCAATTGCTTTAGATAATTCCGATTCTTTTTTAGACATTTCATCTTGTAAAGAAAGTCTTTGTTGTTCTAGATTTAAGAATTCACCAGCTTTTTTCCTTCTTTCTTCTAATGTTAAATTTTCATCTTCTAATATCTTCTTAAGTGTAGAATGCTGACTGGCCAAGGCGTTAACTAATTCGTCTCTTTCTCTTAAGGCTTTATTATTGTTTTTTAGTGCTTTTTCTAATAGATTTAATACATTTAAATTTTGTTGTAAAGAGTCCGTTAAATCATCAGTAGCTTCTTCAGCCTTTTTAACACCACCAAAAAAGAAATCTAAAGCGGCAAGTACTGCTTGAAACGCTAAAATAATACCAAGCGGTCCTTTTAACTGATTACCTAATAATTTAAAAGCGTTTGTAGCACCATCTGTTTTAGATATTAATGTTACAAATAAAGTAGATAACTGAGATAAATTGTTGGCTACACCTCTAAGTCCGTAAGGTAAATCAGATAAAGTTCTACCAACTTCAGTTAAGGTTGCACCCGCTAAACCAGCATTAGATATTAAATCTTCATTTACCTTAACATTTCTTATAGTGGATCCAGAAAGTGTATCAATCTTAGCTTGTACCGCTATAATCTTTTTCTGGTATTTATCAAACTGATCGGTGGTTCTTGCAGTTGCTTTTTGTTGAGCTATTAATGCATTTCTTTGCTGCATTAAATCACCAACAGAACCTTTCATTGGCCCACTTATAGCGTTTTGAGCGTTTTTCAGTTTCTGTATTTGTTCGGTTTGCGCTCTGTATTGTTCGTTTGTTTTTGCAGTCTCATCTCTTAATCCTTCTAAAGCTTTTATTTGCTTATTATAAGCAGATACAGTTCCATTAGAGGTTTTATTCATTTTCCCTAATTCAGCTTCTACTTTTGCTATAGTTGTTTCTAAGTTTTCAAAAGAGTCCTGCAAACCATTAACTCTAGCTCTTACTTGATTATCTTGTACTTGTATTTCAATAAGGAGATTTTGTGCCATTAGTATTTTATATTAAATCGTTTTCTTTTATTTATTGCTTCTTTCATAGTTTCAGGAGCTTCATATTTACCCTTTGCTATATCTATATAAGGTGAAACCTTATAATAATCATCTAATTTCAGTAAGTCTAGTATATTCTTTAACATTAAAAATCATTTAGTAACTCAATTTCACTTTTACCATTTTTCATATTAGTGGTTATTGAGTTTATTTTATATTTTTTTTCATTTATTATTAATCTATCAGCCAAAGTAAGCTTTATAAGCAGTTTAGCGGGCAGAAAAGCAGAAATCTTAGTCAATCTATTCTTAGAGTCAAAAACATCGCTTATATATGTCTTATAATACGTTTCAAACAATGTATTTTCAAGTTCTATATTGTTATATTCATCTAATTCTGATTCAAAGTTCAGCGTTTGTGCGTCTGAACTTAAATCAGTAGTGTTTGCAGGTATAATATAACTAGTACTTCCGGCTACATTAGCTGTAGAGGTTCTCATTCCTAAACTATCACCTCCTGTTATTCTTATAGGATAAAACAGTATAGGTTTACCTATAAACGGATCTTGACTATCATCAGCACACCATCCCCATTGTATATCTGTTGGAGTAGCACCAGAACTATCATTTAAATCGTATAATTTTTCAAACTTCATATGTTCAAAAGGAACTGATAAATTAAATGTGGATCCATCTAATTTTTGACCATCCTTATATTTTATAGTACCCCATTCTTTATTAAATAATTGTTCGTGAGTAGCTGCAAAAAATGTTTCTCTACCTTCAAATCTAAAATCTATTTGTTTGTATGGTAAAGAAGTATTTATTTGAGATTTTGTTATGTCAACATAGTCTGTTATATCATATTCAAGACCTGTAGAATAAAAATCATCTAAAGTTTGCACTTTAATTGTTCCGTCGTCTTCTACATATGCTGTTAAATTAAATATTTTAAATATTCCAGTAAGAAAGTCTATAACTTTCATTTCTGGAATTTCTCTAGATATTATAAATTCAAATATTGCATCTATATCAAACTCAGAGACATCAAATGTATGAGACTCAGGGACTAATAAATCTGAAAATTCCCAATCTACTGCATTTTCTACTCCTGATTCTCCAAAAGTAAATTGCTCGCTAACAGTAATTAACACTTTATAAGTACCGTTACTTAAATTCATATCTAATATCAAGTCAGAATTTGTTGCTGATCCTGAAGCAAAATCATTTCCATCCTTAGTTACCAAAACATTGTAAGTTCCCGCAAAACCACTATTAGGTCTAACCGTTAAAGTAGTTACTAATTTACTGTCTAAAGTGTGGCCTGTTACAGTTATATTTTGACCTTGAGCTGAGACATTAGTCATAGTAGTATCTAATCCAAATTCTACAAACTCAGAATAACTAGGCAGACTAACAGGATCTTCTATTCCTCCTTTTTTCCTATGAAGCCATAAAAATAAATTATAATAAGGTTCATTTGTTGTGTTAAAGAAATCATCAGAAAATTTTAAACGACTTGTTTCAGTAGTATATTTAGACTCTATAGCTTCTATAATTTTATGAACTCTTAAAGCGTATTTTAATTCTGTTAATAATAAACCTTGTAGTCCAGAAGCATTATAATGAACATTATCTATTTTTTTACCTAAAGTTGTTGAAGCTTCAGGATCTAAATTTGTCGATCCATTATAAGCAGAAGGATCACTAGCATCATAAATAAGTCTTCTGGTGTGAGTAATTAAAGGAACAATAACATCACTTATAGATGAAACTAATTTATTTCTTAATTGAGTTGTAGAATATGTTTGATCATAATCTTCTAATTCTGTGTCTAGATTAGACAAATCATCATCTCCAAGTAAAGTACTTAAATTTACTGTATCACCAAAGAAAGTTACCTTGTATGTATAAGGTTTATTGTTTTTCATATCAACACCATCTAATCTTATTTTACCTTTCTTAAATGGCATATGATTAAGTTCAATGATAGCATCTCTTCTCTTCCTTGCGTCAAAGTCACTAATTAAAGTGTTATCTGCATTAACAATATCTGAATTGTAATAATGTTTAAATAGTTTATTATTAGTAGATGAAGCTGGAAGATTAAATGTTTTAGTAAAGTCAGTAAAAACCTTAGAAATGTCTTTTACGTTCTGGATGGTCTGTGTGATAGACACAGACTCATCCTTAAACATATCAACTCTTTTATGTGAGCCATCATTATCTAATATGAATAATTGTATTGTAAACATTATCTAATATTTTGTATTTTATCAAACGCTAATTCAAACTCTATAGTGTAATTTATCAGTTTGTTGTTTACGCCTGTCTTTTCTTCTATTGAACTACTTTTTATAACTACAGGAAAAATAGTAGAATTACTGTTTCCAATTCCTTTGTCTACCCAGATCTGTTGACTTAATAACAATTCTTTTATAGGATCATTAATATCTTCCGATAAAAAGTCTGTGTTTAATATTAAGCTTTCATTACCTTGAATATCTATTCTTTGTTTTTGAGCTTTATAAGTATCGTAGCTAAAATCACTTAAATTAAAGTTAACTGTACTTCTTTTATATTTATCAGAAGTAGTTTCCATACTTACACTAGATTTTTTGTTAAATATAATATCCTGAAGAACACCATATCTATTATAGAATATAACTCTATAAGGAGTATATTTTATATTGCAAAGTTCTTTAAGTTCTATTGTTTGAGTTAAAGACAAACCTAAACCATCAGTTATAGTCACCGTACCTCCTGTAAAGTCGGCGGTTTGACTTATAACTACATATTGTATTTTATCGTTACTAGAGGCATTTTGTATTTCATAATCTTCTCCAGATGCCATTATATCTGAATCTAAAGTTAATTGTGTATCGCTATCTACAGCAGTAACATTAGCAAAACTGTCGTCTGTAGTATTGTAAACTATGTTTCCTATTTTTACAGTAGAAGTAAAATTCTGAGAACTATCTACTAATTTATAAGTAGATGTTCCATCTGCCGTTCCGGAGTCTAGTACGGATCCGTCTGTAACTTTTATATCACTAACTGTAGTACCCCACCCTACTTCATAACTATCCCAGAACTCACCTACAGCATTCCAAAATACAGTAGCAACTTGGCCCTGAACATCAAAACTTAATGTAGATTGTAAAGGAGCATAAATAGGAATGATAATATCTTTACCCGGTATAAAGTACATTGTACTATTGCTAATTAAAGCTTGTCTTTCAGAAACAACGCTATCTCCTGGATTCAATCCTTCTTTAAAGAATCCATAACCATCTAAAACTAACCAAGGTGTGTTATTTGTTGCTGTCGCAGGAACTGTAATTGTATATGAATCTCCTGTATCAGGGAATATGTCACTACTTATTGAAAGTGTGTTATCGTCATCTACAGCGCTAACTGTAGCGCTTGTAGAATCCGTTGTGTTATTTACAGTAACCGTAGTTGAAGAAGGTAATAATTTTCTTATAAATTGCTGTGCGCTATCTACTAGCTTATCTGTTGTAACGCTAGTTGTTGTTCCAGACGTTACTTGCACACTTGTGCTTATCTCTACCCAAACTGCATCTGTTGCAAAATTATAATATTCAGTCTTAAAATAATCTCTTATTATTTCAGCTATCTCTATACTTGCAGAAGTTTTACTAAATATTTTATATCCTTCTCCAGAAACAATTATATCAGTATCTAAAGATAAAGTTGTGTTGCTGTCTACGGCACTAACTATTGCTATTGTATTATCTGTAGTATTGTAAACTAAATCACCAACCTCTACTGTTGAAGAGAATTCTTTTACAGAATCCACTAGTTTATTAGAAGTTGTGGAAGTTGTTGTTCCAACTTCAACAACATCTTGTATTCTATCTTTTGTAATAGTATAAGTTGCAGAAGCGGGTTTGTTAGTTGTATAAAGCCCTGTATAAATAAATATTTCATAAGTAAATTTTTCTCCTAAAGCGGCAGCAGACTTATAAAATATAGGACTTCTTGATAATTGAGGTGTTGCCATATTACATTCTTTTTGATATGTTTTGTTCTAATGTTTTTTCTATTTGTTTAGCATAACCTTTAGTTACGCTTTCTTCTATATGATCTTTTAATGTTTCAAATGTATTTAAAACATAATTTATTCCGGAATATCCTTTTTGTTGTAATTTTCTAGATATTACAAATGCTAAGCTTCTTCTTGACATAAACTTACCAGTAAATTTATCCCTTCCTTGAAATCCTTTATTAGATATCCATTGTGATATAGCCGACAAAGAAACTTCTGTAGGAGGCATACCTAAGTCAACATCTCCAGAATATTCAGCAGAACTTGTTATTTCTAATATATTATTTTTTATTTCTGTAGCAAAACTGCCATATAGATTTCCTGAAGCCATAGAATTCCATTTTTTACCTGGCTTATTCTTTTCTAGGTTAGATTGCATTTCTGCAATTATATCTTCTCCTATTGATTCTAATATTGGTTCTATATCTAATGACATATTAGCAAACGCTTGTTGTTTTATTAGGTAATTCTATTACTAAATCTACTCCCCATCCTGCTAATTGATTCTCAAATCTATCTAAGAAAGGTTTAGCAGAGATATTTCCTCTAATCTGAAACAAATCATTATATGATGCTCCACGTCTCATATCACCCTGTAAAACATTGGCTGCCGCCAATTGAGTGTTTAGGACGTCTATTAAATTGTTGTTACCATAAAATTGATCAGAATCGTTTACTTCTCTATTATCGTCTATTATGTCTAAAAATAATACAGAGACATTCATCACTATAATATGATCCTGAAACGATACATCACCTATTTGAACGTGTGCTAAAGGAAATATAGTTGTCTTTGCTAAGTCTACCTCCATAAGGTCACCAAAAGTGACCGTTTGGATGCTAGGATTAGATCTTAGGTTATCTTTTATTTTGTTTAATGTTTCGTATACTGCTATCATCTTTTATAAGCTTGTTTTATCATTCTGGATTCTATTTCGTTTTTCTCTTTCTCGAATTCTAGCCACATCATTGCTTTGTGGATATTAATTCTTGTAATTTCGTCAATTTTTCTGACATCTCCTTTTGCAAGTGAATATATTGATTGATACCATCCCCATTTTTTTCCAAATCCTTGTGTGTATGTTCCTCGCTCGATGTCTGAACTTGTGGCTGTAAAGAGTCCATCGTAATTTTCGACAACTCGATCCCTAAATTCAAAAAAAAAAGCATTGCACCAATAGCAACAGAAGCCGGAGCATCTTTCATTATAGAACTGTATTTATTACTGCCTTCATATTTTTCTATTTTATAGAAGTCTTTATTTCCTGAAATGATAGGTCTGTAAAATACAGCCATAGCTTGATGCATAGTTTCCCAACTACTCATATACTTTTCTGCATCTATGTACTCACCTAGAGTCATCTTATCTAAATTTGGCATAAATCCAAATTCAATAGTATCTCCTTTTGGATCTGTCATACTAAATCTTGTTGACAGCTTGCTTTTTGTAGAAAGCAATGCTGCCAAGTGTGTTATGATGGAATCAAACTTTGTTATAGGAAGTTCATATGCCTCCTTCATAGTTATTCCGCAAAATATGCTTAGTATCTTTAATGTAAGAAAGTCCTGATCTTCATTATCCTTTGTCTCTTCAGATACTTTTACATATTTCTGATAATCTTTTAAACTAATATCGTTTAACGCAAAGGGTACTTTTAACTTGAATGTTTTCTCCATATATACAGTTAATCTTAAATAGCATAAAGTGTATCAATAGACAATAGGGAGCAATAGGGATCCTTACGTTATTACTATAGATGATTGTTAATAACTTTATTGAAAATAATAAACAAAAAGCAAAACAAAATGATAAAAAAATGATTGTCTATATGTCAATAGACGAGGATCGTCCATAGCGATACTCGTATATGCTCCTCTAAAGAGATTTAAATTTCAATATCAAATATATTAATACATACAGAGAGGTTTTGGGGTAGCTATATTCTTTTCTCAGATACACCCGTAAACGACTTTATTTTTCTAAACTATTAAACCTGTTTTGGGTTGATTTGGTTAAACCTAGTAAAGTATATATACATATATTAGATTTACGTTAATTTTTCTCTGTCTGGATATCCAGTTTAAAAATTATTCATTCAGCTCTTCAAATTCGCAATGCTCTAAACAGTCTGAGCATCTTAAATATCTGGATTCATTTAACCAGGGCGAAGCTCCGCAACAATTTGAAACTAATTCTGACATATTTTTAATATTTGATTTGATTAAAGAGTTTGCTTATTCCCGCAAATATAAACCCCCTTGAAAAATAGAGGGTTATATATTTACTAGGATCTAAACAAAACAAACTATTTACTATTGTATTTTAGATTAAACGCCGTTTGAATTTCTTCAATTATTTGGATCATTGTGGGAATGTGGAAAGCTATTGACATTCTATTTTTATTTTTTAGCTCTTCTTCTTTTTTATAAAAGCTTTTTAAGAGTTCCGGTTTACTTTGCAAAATAACTTTTATTCCTTCCTCGAATATTTTCATTGTTGCTATCTGGTGCATATGTCCGGACTGCATTATATGCTCTATAAATTCAACGTTATTAAATTGTTTTAGTGTTTTATTATCGGTTAAAATATTATTCATTCTGTTATTAGTTTTATAATTAGTAAAAATATTAAAGTTAATTGAATAATTGAAGCGGTTAAAAATACCGCTTCAATTAATTTTATTATTTTATTCCTCATCGTTATTGAAATTTAATTCTTCATCATTTTGAAAAAATAAAGGTTCACAATACATAGCTTCAACCGGGCTTTCAGGATAATTAACATCAGAAAATAAATAGATATTATTAACTTGTCTTATCGTTAAATCTGAAACGTTATAGTTTCTTTTTAAGTTTTCAATGATCATATCGATAACAACCTCGAATTGTACTCTGTTTCTAACCAGGTTTTTTTTTGCTTCTGGCTTAAGCAATTGAAATAAATTTTTTTCTTTACTCATAATTTTTAATGTTTGTTAGATTAATTAATTATTTTAATACTGCTAATATAAGGCGCTAACTATTAAAAAAGTGTTAAAGAAATGTTAAAGTTTTGTTAAAATTTTGGGAGCTCTGAAGCCTGAAAAAAAGCAGGCGGGCCCATTGCGTTTAATGGGGCCCACTGCGTTTAATGGCCTATTGCGTTTAAAGTTCTGAATCATTAATAAGACAAGAACTGGAGCAATAAATTTTATTGTCGGGGATCTCTTTTTCACAGAATGCGCAAAAGTTTGGCGGATCCTGAGTTGGTGGATCATAATAATTAAAAGGGTAACCCATCGTAATTACATTTTAAATCATCCTTACTAATTACAAACCCGCTTTCGTCGGTTCTGGCTTCGCCTTTGGCCTTGAGGCCTAAAATAACGCCGTTATAATTTAACATTAGATCGTCGCTTTGATCCCCGTTAATTACCGGTACATTATTATAATTATATGGTAGTTCCTGAAAAACTACAGCAACGTTTATTTTATTTTTAATAGCAATATCACAACTTAAAGAATTTGCCTCAGATCTTGAAAAGGTTAATTTATAGTTATATTGTTCAAAGTCCTTGTATTTCATTGCTCGCCTGATGTCTTTTGTATAGTCATAAAATACCATATTATCGGCGTAACTTTCCGAACAGAAACCAAAGTTAACCCGCAATAAGTGTAAAAAATCTAAATCTGATGTACCATTTAATCTGATCGCAATTTTATAATTTCCTTTTTTAGCTTTGTAATATTCTTGAATTATTTCCTTATGCAATTGATTTAAAAAAGCGTTTTTATCTTTCAAAAAATACTCTGTTTTATTTATCCTGGACTTAACAACGTTTGAGAATTTACCCCGGCCAGCTGAAAAAAGACAAGAGGCCGCGCACCCTTTGGAAGCGTGCGGGCAAATGTTAATTCTTTTACTATTTTGATTATAGGGGGCCAAATAAAGAATAAAAGTTTTTAACTTATTCTTTTTTGTTTTAGCGTTTGTCATTCCCTGACTTAATAATTTTTTTGGGATCTTGAATCCGTCAACGTGTTTCAACGTTTCTTTTAATGTGTTTTGAAAATTAGACATATTTATTTTTTTAAAGTGAATTACAAATATATATTAAAAATTAGTTTGCTAATGTTAACGAATTGTTAACATTTGACGCTATCCAAATAAATTAAAACGTTTCTAAATTGCGCAAATGAAACGGCCCCTAAAATTTACCAATACAAAAAATATTTTGATCCACCAAAATTTTAACAGAATTTTAACATTTGATTTTGGAGGGGCAAGCCCACTGCGTTTAAGAAAGAAACCCCACTGCGTTTAAGAAATTGCCAACCCCATTGCGTTTAATGAAGTTGGCAACCCTATTGCGTTTAAGAATTATTATCAAGTGTATCCTTTAATAATTTTACAGCCGATTCAATATGTAAGTTCTGGATCTCATTACTTACTTTCTTTTGTTCTATTGCTATCTTAATTAAATCCGGTAGAAAAAACCAAAGGCTTTCAGATTCTATTGTTAATTCTTTATCGTTTGCATAACTAACGTAAATCTCTCCATCGGATCCGTGGATCCCGTCAATACTATGCACATAGGTGTGCTTACTTTTACTCATAACTTTATTTAATTTAATTTATTATTAATTATATCCTGTTCAACTTTTTGTTCCAGGACTTCTATTTTTGCTAACAATACTTCTATTCTTGAATGAAGTGTAATAACTTCTATTCTTAATTCGTCTATTGTATCTGCTTGCTTATTGAGAATTGATCTCAGGTGTTGAGATTCAATTCTCTGGATGTCTTCACTATATGTCATATTTAATTTTTATATTTTGATTTAACGTTTCTACTTTGCAAGCTATTATAAGATCTTTTTCTTTTTGATCTTTAGCATACATTGGATATCTGGTCCATTTATGTGTTGATGCTTTTGGATTGAATATGTCATTCATTAAAGTCCAGAAGCTTTTGAACCAGACTCTCATTGGCCTTATTGTTTTAATAACTTTTACTTTATTTTTTTTCATAACCATTTATTAAGGAATTAAACTTATATGTCTCATAGGACATTTTATAACCTCTACAACTGTAACAGAAAAAGACTCCGCCTTTCTTTACAATTTCTGACGAACATTTATTACACTTTATCATATTAACAATTTAAGGATTCGTGATTATGTGTGACTTGCATTTTGATCTCTCCATCAGGATGATTTGAATAAACGCATTTAAGAGATTCTACGAGTACTTCTAACTCTTCTGATGTAATAGTCCAGCCGTATATTTCTAAGCTCGCTAAAGTGTCGCTATGTTCTTTAGAATCGCCTTTAATAGTCCAGGAGGAAATAACTTCAATCTTAATATCATTGTCAATTTCTTCTCTAGTGTTCTTAACATTTCGCATTGACTTGCGATTGTATTGTTTAATTTTATTTATTATTGCTTTCATCTTTATCTTTTTTATTTATGTGATCTGTTTTTAATATTTCCTTTTCCCAAAGCTTCTTGAAAGCTTTGTTAAAAGTATGATGATTACATTCCGTAAAACATTCTCTTGCTAATCTATAAATGAAAGCTCCGTTCCATTCACAATGTTTAGAGATTAATTTTGCCAGAATATCTTCATCACTATTAGCATCTGACTCAGCATAACCAACAGATTGCCTTTCATAATCGATTAGAGCCTCAATACTGGGATCTTTTACAAAAGTGCTGTCGTAACTACCTTTTAAATTTAACTGATGAAATATGCCATTAAATTCTATTAGGTAATCATTGTCTACATCAAACTGCTCTTTAGTGTCTTGATTAAAGAATGTCATTTGATCGCTAATCAAATTTAAAAAGTATTGATGTTGTTTAGGTGATGAGTTCTTATAGAACTCTATCACTTTTTTATAAGGTTCTTGCATATTAAATAAATTTATAAATTAAACCATTAACTTTAGCTTCAATTAATTTAGCTAAATTTATCATACGATAATTCTTTTTAGATAAATCATAGACAACTAGTAGGCCTCTAGATCCAGGATCATAAGCCATACCTTTACCAGTCAAACCTTTCTTGACGCCTCTGCGACAATGAATAGTCCTGATGTTACCATTCTTTTTTACGAATGTTGCGCTGAAGATCTTCCCGTTAGAAGTCTCTTTGATAAACTTTTCAACTTTTTTCATATAATTATTTTTAATGTTTGATACAATACTACAAACTATTTTTTTGTCTAATGTTAAATTAATGTTAAGAATATGTTAAAATTTTCTTAACTTTGAAGTATGAACAGAGATCTACTTCGAGACAACAGAGAGAGTTCCAGAGATGGATCTAAGAACCTACTGAGTTCAGCGGGAAACCTACTGCGTTTAAGAACTAAACCCTACTATGTTTAAGAGCAACCCTACTATGTTTAAGAAGTAAACTTAATAAAATTAATAGATATGTACATAAAAAGTAACGCATTCGAAAACCAAATATTTGATCACTTTAGGAAAACTCAAAAGAAATTAGATGATGCAGTAAAACTTTTAAAAGAGAACAACTATAAGGTTATCGATCCCAAAGGTAACGAAGTTAACTAAGATCTTAACCCTACTGCGTTTAAGAGTCTAAGCCTATTGCGTTTAACGAATAGAATAACTTCCTTTAGAGAATCCTTCTAAAGCGTATTGAGCTGCGTAGCGTATTGAGTCAATGCAATGATTCCAGCGATCAACTGGTTTTGTTTGGCCTTTGGTGGCCCAAACATAATTATTTAATTCTTTAACTAATTCTGTTGAATCAGGATCTATAATTAAATCAAAGTCTTGAAGAAGAGCGATACCAGATAATATGGATCCTTTTCTTTTTATTGTAGGTCTGATGTTAACTCCTTTAAGTTTAACCTCGTTTATAAGCCTAGGTTCAGCTGAATCACATATAATTAAATGTGGGCCTGCATATCTTATATTAAAGTCTGCTATCTGTGTTGTAGAAAGTCCAGGCTTACAATACATTACTTTACAATATATTCTTCTACCTCTTCTATCTATACTTAATTTAGTCAAGACTGTTGGATCTATAGAGAATCCAAAGTCTTGCCCATAATATATATCATAGTTTTCATTAAAGTCTCCTATTCTCCAATTACTAAATATAACACCTTCCTGTTTTTCTAACCAGCCTCCAAGAATCTGATGAGTATATTTTTCTGGTCTTCTTCTTCTTATGTCTTGTAATTGATAAGAATGAT